TACTTCGCATCAATTGTCGTGGCGTGGTGGGTAGAAACGCGCTATGGCACGGATTCTGTCCTTGTTTCAACGGCTCCAACATTTGACCAAGTATCGAAGATTTTGTGGCGCTACATTAGGCAGCACCATTCCAAACATGGCCTCATTGGCCGAGTGACTTTGGAGAATGAATGGAAGTCCCTGACAGGTGAGGAACTTGCATGGGGCCGCAAGCCTGCTGATACCAACCTCTCAGGATTTCAGGGCATCCACTCTGCTGGTGGTGTGCTCGCATGTCTGGACGAAGCAGGAGGTATCGCAGAGTCCCTGTGGACAGGTGTTGAGGCGATCACCACAGGCACAAAAGACAAGCAACTTGCGATCGGGAATCCAGATGATGCCAACACCGAGTTCGGGCGCATCTTCCTGGAGGATGACCCGTCGTGGGTCAAGATCACCATTTCCGCGTTTGATACTCCTGCCTTCACGGGCGAGTGGGTGCCCGAGGGATTCTTGGATGGTTTGATTTCCAAGGACTGGGTAGAGGATAAGAAGATATCATGGGGTGTTGATTCTCCGCGCTATAAATCCAAGGTGCTTGGCGAGTTCTCTACAGACGCCACGAACAACCTATTCAGCCTCGCCACCCTCCAAAAAGGAATGTCCACCGAGCTGGATATATCCGATTCATCCACACCAGTTCTTGGGTGCGATATTGCCCGCATGGGTGTTGACTATTCCACTGTTTATTCCTACCAAGACGGCATACTCAGGCTTGTTGATAAATGGAGCAAGGCCGACGCAGTAGAAACATCACGTAGGATTATCCATCACGCATTCCGGCTGGGAGCAAAGGAAGTCCGAATTGATGGTGTTGGCTTGGGTGGGCCGGTCATCGACTTTGTGGCTCATGGCTCGGAGAACCGTTTTGAGACAGTGGGCATTATTGGCAATGCGTCCTCACCCGATTTGGATAAGTGGATCAATTCCCGAGCGTACTTTTATGACGATATGCGTGAGCGCATGGCAAATGGCAAGATCGACATTGATTTTGAAGACAAGGAATTGATTGACGAACTTGGTGATCTGGAATACCACTTCAAAAATACACGCAGCTCACTGCAAATTGAGAAAAAAGAGGAAATTCGTGCGCGCAGTGGGAAATCCCCTGACTTCGCTGACGCTGCCATGTACGCTTGCGCCACACTCGGGATTGATCCCACCGACCCGGTGAGCAAGCTCCGTCCGGGCGACGAATATGAAATAGCCCTATCGGAAATCTTCACTGAGATGGAGTCAGTAATTTCGGTGCTGTGACCACAATCCTGTAGGTCTGTAGTCTTGATAGACTGGGTACTAATCAATAGACCCTAGGGAGACTCATGGCTAAGTGGGGATTCGGTAATTCCGCCGAGTTGGACGCAGTGAACGCGCAGCTCGCGGAGGTAAAGACCGAGAATACCGCGCTGGTCAACGGCCTTGAAATCCTTCAGGAAAACATGGCCGATGTCGTGCTGGCTCTGGATAACCAGGGCTGGAACCCGATGGGTGAAGACCTCGACATGACCGAGGTTCCCCTCTACACCATCAAGAAGACCGCGCGCACCACCCGTGCGCTGCTGGTCATCAATCCCCTAGCCAAGCGTGGCGTGTCGGTTCGCACGGCGTACATCTGGGGGAATGGTGTGGAGTTCAAGGGGCTTGACCTCAAAGACGACTTCATCAAGTCCCCCAACATGCAGAAGTACCTGCTCTCCCCCAAGGCGTGCTCCGAGATGGAAGCCTGCCTCGCCACGGACGGGAACTACTTCGTCCTCGCCACCAAGGGCGGCACGTTCTACAGCAGCAAGAAGTCTGTCCAGCGCTTGCCCCTGATCCAGATCACCGGAACCGTCTGCAACCCGGACAACCACGAGGAAATCTGGTTCTACCGGCGCGAATGGCTGCGCGTGGTCAACAGCGCCTCCACCGAGGCTGAGACTTCGACCTTGGTCATTGAGTATGTCCCCGCCATTGACTACGACGTGATGGGCGACGGACGCCCCCGCCAGATCAGGGGCTACCCGGTCAACTACGGTGCTGTCATTGCCCATCACGCTGTCAACAAGCAGACCGGCTGGAAGTGGGGTGTGCCTGACCTCATGAGCGTGATCTTCTGGGTCAAGGCACACAAGGAGTTCCTGGAGAATCAGGCCACGCTGGTCAAGGCATACTCCCGGTTTGCCTACAAGGCCACGGTACCCACCCGCACGGGCGCAGGAGCCGTTGCCACCAAGGTGGCTGCGCAGCCGTCCCGCGACCCGTTCACGGGCGAGTCCAACGACGTGGGTGGAACCTTTGTCGGCGCTGGCGGTGCCACCCTGTCCTCGGTGGGCCGCACAGGCGGCTCAGTGGACTTCAAGGCTGGGCTCCCGCTGGCAGGCTACGTTGCAGCTGGCCTGAACGTGCCCCTGAATGAGCTGACTGCCGATGCCGGGGACGCCAACCGCTCCTCGGCTGAGACCCTTTCGGACTCCAACGAGAAGGTCATGAAGTCCCGGCAGGATGAGCACAAGATGTTCATCGAATCCCTGCTGGACTACTTGGGCTACCCGGACGTGGAGGTCATCTTCCCGCCGATTGCTGGCGAGGCTGTCTACCGCCAGATTCAGTCCATTGTTGGTGCTGCAGGTCTGAACGTGATGTCCGCTGAGGAAATCCGTGGCCTGCTGCTGAAGGCGTTCGACATCGACACCGATGCCAAGATGCCCACCAAGGAAGAACTGGGCAACCTGATTCTGGCTATCACGCAGGCTGAGGAGCAGGCAAAGATGACCGCCGACGCAGCTGCCAAGGGCGGCACAGTCGGACCCGGCTCAGCCCCGCAGGTGAAGAAGCCTGACTCTGCCATGGCCAGCTATGGAGACAACTCGTACCGCAAGGACGCCACAGACGCCGCCCGCTCCGGTGCTAAGGGCTAGTCGTGCTGGCCGGTCAGGTGGGCCTTGTCCGCCACTCGCAGCACTGGGTAGGCAAGATCGTCGAGTGGGCAACCAACTCCACCAGCCACCACGTGGTGGTCTTCACCTCGGAGACCGAGTGCGTGTCTGCGGAGCCGATGCTGGTCCGACTCCGTGACCCGAAGACCTTCCACTCACTGGAAGTCTCCCGGTTCGAGCTGACGGACGATCAGGTTCACGCCATTGTCGCCTCGGCCCTGAGCATGGTGCACCGTCCGTACAACGTCCCCGCCATCGTCTCCCTGCTGCTGAGCCGTGTGTTCAGTGTGCCGATCCCCCGGTTCGTTGTGAAGTGGCTGGAACGCAACCCCGGACTGGATTGTTCCCAGCTCACGGACATTGCCTTGGAGGCTGCCGGGATCAAGCTTTTCGGCCACGATTCGGTGCTGGTGGTCCCGGCCCATTTCGAGACATATTACCGGGCACACGAGTGGTTGAATGACCAGCAGGTTGCAAACTCTGTTTAGTAGGTCTGTATTTCTGAATGGATAAATACCATTCTGATAAACTGGCTCTAGACGATTGGAGTTTCCCTGTGACTGAGCAGCTTATTGAAGCCAGCGCGATTTCCCCCGACTCACTGACGGGCAAATCCTGGCGTCTGAAGATTTTGGAAGGGGACAGACAGGGTTCCTCTGCCTATTACCCCAAAGAAACCCTGCAAGAGGGTGCTCACCTGTTTGCAGCGAAAACCAAAATCTACCTGAACCACCCCTCCGCTGACGACAAATTCAACCAGCCGGAACGCAAGGTGCAGGACATTGTTGGCTACCTCGCTGAGGGTGCCACGTATGACGGCAAAGACCTTTATGCCAACGCCACCTTCCTCCCGAAATTTCAGCAGGAAATCAAAGACCTCGCTGAGGCAGGTCTGATCGGTATGTCAATCCGGGCTGAGGGTGAAGTTACCGAGGCTGCTGGCACCAAAACATTGAAGCGGTTCACCCGCGTCAATTCAGTGGATGTTGTCACAGAAGCTGGTGCTGGCGGCGGCTTTGACAAATTGCTTGAATCCGCAAAAGTTTCTGCGCCCGAGAGTGGTGCAGAGTCCCAAAAAGAAAAGGAATCTCTCATGGAGAAAGAAATTGTTGAGGCTCTGGCGACTCTCAAAACTGAGTTGGCCACCGAGTTCGCTGACATGGTGGCCGAGGCCCTGAAGCCGTTCGCCAAGAAGGACGACAAGGCCAAGGCTGACGCCGAGGATGCCAAGGACGGGGGCAAGGATGACGCAGACGAAAACGCTGACGGCTCCAAGAAAAAGAAGCCCGTCAAGGAATCCGCTTCCTTTGCCGAGATTGACAAGGCGCTGACCGAGGCCAAGCTGCCGTCCGCTTCCCGCACCACGGTTTTCGCTCTCGTTGAGGCCGGTGCTGACCTGAAGGAAACCGTTGACGCCGAAGCCGCAAAGGTGAAGTCCATTCTCGAAGAGGCCGACAAGTCTTTCGGCGGCTATTCCTCCGATGAAAAGGGCGAGAAGTCCNTGGAAGAATCCACCGCTGGCCTTGTTGAAAACTGGTTCGGCATCAAAGCAGTAAACGGCAAGTAGTTTTTCGCGGCAATTCTCCCGAATTGCCAATGCGGTATTCTTGTAATAGCGATGAAAGGTGCCAATAATGGCAAAGAATGAAGTTTTCAAAGACTCTGAAGGGCTTTCCCTTCTGGTCCCGACCGGCACAAAGTCCGGTGCCGCTCTCCGCATTGGTATTCTGAATGCCGTTGCCCAGACCGATGAGGGTTCGCAGACCAACTCCAATTACGTCTTCGCAGGCGTTGCCCAGCCCACTGGCGGTATTGGTAACGCCGCTGGTTATGCCTCGGTAAAGACCACAGGTTCGTGGATTCTTCAGGTCACTGGTGCTACCACGGTCACCGCTGGTGTGCTGACCCCTGTGTACATCACCTCGGCAAATGCCCTGACCACCACGGCC